ATGGCTAATGTCGGATGATGAGCGTTACTGCACATGCAGCTTTATCACGATATGCGAATACTTCGGCTGGGCTCATGAGTGGGTAAGGAGCAAGATTCTGGAAAGCATCGAGGAGACAAGCACCGGCAAGCGGCAAAGGGCAAGGAAACAGCAGGTCAGGGCACACAATCTGCCGCTGATTAAGAGAACCAAGAAAAAGAGCAGGCTTGAGGAGGCGGCATGAAGTCCAGGTTATGTGCGTGGGGTTGCGGCCAAAAGACAGCTCGGCATTGTGGCATTTGTCTGGAATGTTGTGAGGCGAGAGACAAACTGGACCGGGATATCGATGCGGGGCGAGCTAAATATATCCCACCAAACGAGCGTCCCGGCCATCGTTTCTACGAAAGAGCGCAAATGCAGAAAGCACGACGCGCTAAAACCGCTTGAATTTGGGCCGGAGAGTGGCACAGGGCAAATGCAAAGTGGCAGGTTAATGGTTTGGTGAGGGTTGAGGCTGGTAAGTGCGTTCTAAATAGCAATCTAGCGCGAAATGGAGGGTATTGGATGGAGTGACCCGAAACTGAATCAATTGGCGAGAACAAAGCAGAGGGGGGCGGTTAATCCGCCCCTTTTTGTCAGTCCTCGACTATACGGTAGTTTTCTAGTTTGTAACTTTCCTCGACTTGGTATCCATCAAGCCACTGTTGGGCTTTGGCTTTGCTGTCAAATCGGTAGGGTAACAGGACCATGTGCGCCAAGTGTAAAATCCTGAACTCCGCTGGATTAAAACTTGCCTGAATATTCCTTTGGCTCATTTCCTTAACTCCTTTTCCAGTTTTTCAAACGTTTCTATTGCTATCCCTATGCCCTTGCTAATTTGTCCAGTGCCAATCTCTTTTGCCTTGTCTATCTCGTGCTCTGTCAGGCTGACAGTAACAGCTCGAACCGGCTCAGAGGTGCGAGGCTTACGCCCAGCACCCCTGCGGCGGCCACCGTGTTTGTTAGAATCTGACATGGGTTGTCTCTGCGAATGTACCGCTTCGATCTAATACGCCGTTTTTGAAAACTTCGCAGTATCGTCAACATGTTGCGTTTGTTCCATGCACAATGACGGGTTAAGCATCTTTTTTCTCCCTTTCTAACTAAGATATCTTGAATACTAAGCATGAATCAAGCCAGTATGATTCTGTAATGAAATCGCATGGTATCTTTTAGATACTGTAGGCAAAACCAGTCAATTTATGTGTAGGTATTTGGCAAATGGCACACAGCAAGTGGCAGATGGCATGTAATAGCTAGGGCAGGGCTGCACTAAATATGGGTTGCTATTGTCTAGCGGTAGTGGTAGATAAGTGGCATTTGGCAGATGGCAATCAACATATCTTTCAACAAACTTTCAACATAAATGCCGTTCCAACCAGGGAACAAGTTAGCGAGAGGCGGTAAACGGCCAGGCGCAGGTCATCCAACTAAAGAGCGGGTAATTGCTAGGGAAACATTGCGTGAAGCCATCGAGCGGTTACGTGATGAGCGGGCAGCCGAGATCAGCGCTACTTACTTTGGCATGGCAGCCAGCGACCCGGCCACTATGCGCCATCTCATTGACAAGGCCATACCAGACAAGGCAGCGCTACAGCCAGCCGGTATAACGGTAAATGTCGTCCAATTCGATCACAATCAACATTCCATATCACTACATACCCAGGAGCTACCAGCTCCCGTTCTGGCAGGCAATGGAGAGCGGGATAACGCGGGCGGTGAAGGTATGGCATCGGAGGAGCGGCAAGGACAAAACAGACTTGAATTTCGCTATAGCCTCGATGTTACGCCGCAAGGGGACATACTACCACCTGTTTCCAACGTACGCCCAGGGGAAAAAGGTAATCTGGGACGCGACAGACAAGACAGGCTTCCCAGTGCTGGGGCACTTCCCAAGCCCGCTAATAAAAAGCAAAAACGAAACCGAGCTACAGATTGAACTAACCACGGGTAGTGTCTACCAGATCATAGGTACAGACAACATTGACAGAATAGTCGGCACTAACCCAGTTGGGGTTATCTATAGCGAGTACAGCTTACAAAACGATGCGGCAGACCTGATGTTGCGTCCCATATTAGTTGAAAACGGCGGCTGGGCCATTTACAACTTCACGCCCCGTGGCAAGAACCACGCCTACCGGCTATACGAGATGGCCAAGAATAACCCCAAGTGGTACTGCTCGCTGCTCACCATAGATCACACAGTAGACGAGAATGGCCAGCCCGTCGTTACTCATGCCCAAGTACGCGATGAATATACAGAACTGATAGCACGAGGCTGGGCAGCATCGGACGCTGAGACATATCTGCAGCAAGAATACTTCTGCTCATTCGAGTCCGTTAGACAGGGTGGTTACTACACAGACCAGCTTAGGGCAGCCCATGCTCAAGGCAGGATAACAGACGTGCCGTGGCGCAGTAATGAGCCTGTCTACACCTTCTGGGATCTCGGCATGGGCGACAGCACAGCCATCTGGTTTGGCCAGAAGCACGGGCTGCGTATGCTGTTTATCGACTACTACGAGAACTCAGGAGAAGCCATTGGACACTACGCTAAAGTCTTACAAGCAAAGCCTTACACATATGCGAGACATTATTGGCCACATGATGGTCGCAATAGAGACTTTGGAGGCACTGGAGAAGCTAGGCGCGATACAGGTGAAAGACTTGGCATCCGACCAATTGATATTGTCACACGCTCTAACGACGTTGACGATGGCATCCAGGCTGTTAGGTCTCTCTTTCCCCAATGCTGGTTCGACGCTACCAAATGCCAGCGTGGATTAGAATGTCTAGGCGCATATCACAAGGAATACGACGAGATACGCAAAGAATACAAACAGAAACCCTACCATGATTGGTCTAGCCATGCCGCCGATGCGTTTAGGACTATGGCTAAGTCTAGGTGGGAGATACCGCCGCAGCCATCTATGCCGAGACGTGTTGCTCCTAGTTTTATGAGTGCATGATTATCGTTAAAGAAATATCACTGCCAACTAAGCCAGCAATAGAAGGCGAACCGTTTTGTTTTACCTGTGCTCGTCATGCCGATGAGTGCATTTGTAGTGTCTGGGTAGTCATGGCCGACCCCAAAGTAACCGAGGCTGAAGGTGACTAGATGAAACCAGAAGGCATTAGCTTAATCCCTGTCTGGGCCTGGAACTACCAGCACCCGGAGCGTTACTCAAAATGAACCGCTGGTTAATCCTAGCCCTACTCGCCTGGTACTTCGCCATTGGCCGTGAAGTATTTGGGCCGTTTAGCACTAGAGAGCGCTGTGAACGGGCACGCTCGGCAATGACTGAGTGTTACTGTGTACTTATGTTCCCGACTGACTGTAACGATTTGGTTAACTGATGTTCATCCTCCCCAGCCGTGGCAGGCCACACAACATAGAACGGCTAGCGATGGCCTACCGTTACACAGACGCTACGGCTATGGTCTGTCTTTACCTGGACATAGACGACCCACAGTTAGACGCCTACGACAAGATAGACCTGCCGAAAACCTGGCTAAGAATAATCAAGTGCAGCAGGCCCGAAAATCCGGTGTGGCACATCAACAACGATCATTTCACCTATTGGCCCAACCTCAAATGGTACGGCCACATCAACGATGACATGGTTCCGCGCACTTACCACTGGGATCAGATACTTATAGACGAAGCAGGCGATGATTACATAGCTTACGGCGACGATCTCTTGCAGGGCCGCCGCATGTGTACCTTCCCGGTAATAGGCGGCAACCTGGTTAGGCGTGTGGGGAAGCTCATGTTTGACGGCATGAACATAGACGCCGCCTGGATGTTACTCGGCTTTAAGCACAATCTACTTAGATTCAGGCCCGACGTTATCTTAGAGCACATGCACCACACCAACGGCAAAGCGCCGTTTGATTCCACTTATGAGTATGTGCCGGAAGATATCAGACAGGGCGGCGGGGTGCAGGCTACGGCTAACCTGCTGAATTATATACTAGACCCCAAGACAGCCGAGATAGTGAGGCCACAATAAATGGTAGCTTTTTCTGAGCCAATAAAGCATCAATCCACCTGCGCTGTAAACGACGGTCATATTTGCACCTGTACCCCATACGGTACACAAGCACAGACGCCCGGTGACAACATCTGGGTTAAAGTACCCAGTTCCCTAGAGTCGATCATAGCCAACAGCGAAGAGCGGGTACTGCAACGGCTATACGACATACTTATAGAGTCGCTGATGGTTAACCACGGCGATTTGCAAGGGATTACTAGTGCCATTGAACGATTTAACGCGGCTAGACAGCGCTTTGATTGGGCTAAGAAGCTGGTACTGGACAATGAGCAGCGATGAACTAGACCCCACGGGTAAGGCCGTCACCGACTACATAGAAGTGCTAGAGGGCAAGAAGCCTGCGGCTGTGGCTGAAGTAGGCGGACAGGCTGAGCTCACCAACGAGCAGCGCAGGCGCGTGCCGTACATCATAGCTCTGTGGCGGCTACCCTGTTACCTATGCGAGGCCGACCCGCCATGTCGGTACTTCTTGCCGTGGAAAACCAATGATCCGGTATCGCCGTGGCGCATTACAGCGCTGTGCGAGGGGTGTAGGAAGCTGGAAGATGTAGAGCAAAGGATAGAAGCAGAGTTAAGGGAGGAACTATAACGCGGTATTGGTTTGATACAGAATTTATTGAGGACGGCAAGACCATCGATCTTATATCTATAGGTGTGGTAGCAGAGGATGGGCGCGAGATGTATCATCTCAACAGTGAGTGTGATTGGTCCAGAGCTGACGAGTGGGTTAAGGTTAATGTACTTGAACCAATTAAGCATGAGTACAAGTTATTTATGCCACGTCAAGACATTGCCTCTTCAATTTTGAACTTTTGCTCAAAGGATAAGCCGGAATTCTGGGCCTACTATGCCGATTATGATTGGGTCGTTCTTTGCCAGTTATTCGGGAGAATGGTCGATCTTCCTAAGGGCTGGCCGATGTATTGTAGAGATATTAAACAGTGGTGCGACATGTTGGGCGATCCTGAACTACCTAAACAGTTAGGTATCGAACATAATGCAATAGCCGACGCACGTTGGAATAAACTCGCCTGGGAATTTCTACACGAACTTGAACAAGGAGGAAAATAACAATGAATATCAGCAAGATGCAGCAAAAGCACGACGCGAAGCGTGACGCCGAGTGTAACACGCCGCATGGTAACATGGACCCGCACATGCAGGCTTATCACAACAAAGTAGCTAGCAGAAAGAAGCCTGGTGGAAGCGGTAGTAGCGGTAGATTTCCCGGCGATGTCAACGCTTATGAAAAGGGTCAAAACTTCAACGACGAATAGCTATGGCACGACCTAAGGGTGTGGGACTAAAGACGCACTGCAAGCGCGGACATGTACTGCCAGAGTTGGCAGATAATGGGGGCAGAAGGCGTTGCATCCCCTGTCAGCGCGGATACGACAAAATAGGCAGAGAGAGACATTCTACATTGAACAAACTGCACTATGCGGCAAACAAGGATTACCACCGCAATAAGCACCTTAGAAATAGTTTCGGAATAACGTCGGTTGAATATAACCGGCTTCTCTCTAAGCAAAACGGGCTATGTGCGATATGTGGTCATCCCGACCTATTTGATAAGGGCGGCAAGCGGTTAGCAGTTGACCACGATCATGCTACGGGGACGGTACGCGGCCTATTGTGTGCTAAGTGCAACATGGGAATTGCTTTTTTACGGGATAGTTCACAAACGGCATTAAAGGCAGCAGCATATCTCAGGCTACATGCGCAGTTACAATTAGTAGTAAACGAGAAGGAGAACGCGGCATGAAAACCAAACCACAGGGGCGCGGCATAGTTAAGGCACTGGGGCAGAAAAGCACCACCGGCAACTTCAAAAAGATCGAAGCTAGTAAAGGTAAAGGGGCGGCAATTGCGGCTTTGCAGAACAAACTCGCCAAGCACAGAGGGCAGCCCATCCCATACAAGCGCGGCGGCGGTCTGGCGGGAATGAAATAGCGTGCCCATCTACACCAACCCAATTCAGCTAGCCTCTCTACAGGCCGGTAAGAAGTTCCAGGGCAAGGGTAGCCGCCAGAAAAATGCGGCTGCCGACGATGCCAAGCGCGATCTTACTAATTTCATCCACAAGATACGCTTAGACATTGACGCCTGCTGGAAAATTACCGAGCCGTGGCGGATTGCGGCTGAGGAATCTTACAGATTCGTAGAGAATGAGCAGTGGGACCCTAAGGACGTGACGTTTTCTCAGTCTATGGCGCGTCCTACTCTTACCTTTAACGATATTTTGCCGGTTATCCGCATACTTTCCGGCATAGAGCGGCAAAAAGCCGAGTCTTTCAAGGTAAAACCGCGTGAAGGCGGCGATGTGGATGCGGCTTTAGTCTTAACCGAGCTTATGGGGTACGTCGATGACGAAAACCTTGGATTCTACCAGCGAATACGCAAGAGCAATGACGTTAATATCACAGGGCGTGGGTATATTAAGACAGATATCTCCTACGACGAGAATGTCAATGGAGACATACTCATTAAGCGACGAAACCCGCTTACTATCTTTAATGATCCGATGGCCGATGAATGGGACGGAACAGA